TAAGTTAACTCCTTTGAGTTCTCTGTCCTTTTTAAAGGGATTACAAGACGCTTGTACCAATCCCATAGGCCAAGACATAATTAAAAAGTCAGCCTCAGGATTGTTCTTAAATGGAGTATAACGGTCATAAGAACCTGGCTTAAACATTGAACCTCCTCCATATTGTGATAATACATTATCTTCAATCTTTGGTACTCCCTCCATTGATTTCATGTAATCTTTAGCATTCTGTTGTAATTCTTCAGGATTAGCAGCATTTGTACGTTTCATCCATTCTTTAATATTAATAAGAATGGACATCAACGATGATTCAGAATTCATAACCAATTCTTCTAAAAAACCTGGCTTGTTTTTGAAAGCTAAAAGTAATTTGTTGATGACAAATCCCAACAACAATTTGTTTCTTTGTAGTGATTTTTCTTTGTCAAATCTGTATAAATAATTAACAACCTCTTCAGGTGTAATATCTTGACGAGCAAAGTCTGCAGAATCAACAGTATTAATCAATAAGATATCAGAACTTGGAAATAAATCTTTGGGAGAAACAATTTGAGATATTGTTTCAACATTTGAACGAGCTTGTCTAAATGATTTAGATGTTTCCTTGTCAGCACCAACTTGTCTGTCATGATGGTCTGTGTGTATTTTGAACATTGGTTTACCATGAGCAAAATCAACTAAAACAGGCATTACATCACCTTTAGCATCATTCTTTTTAACCGAAAATTCCTTATCACCATATTGAATGATATGAGCATCTACTACGTCAATACCATTATCTTCGAGGTATTTTTTCATAGCAATAGCAGTAGTAACACCATCTAAATCTTGGTGAAAATAAATTTCGGCCTTGGGATATCTTTTCCTCAAAGCCGAAATGTCTCTTATACCGCTTTCGTTAATTACTCTTTTCAACTATCCTCTAAATTTTTTACCAATCCAATTTATAAATTGGTCAATAGGTCCTCCCTCATCCGCAACAAAATCTTCTAATTGTTGTTTGTCTTTAGGTGGCATTTTATCCCAAGTCTCATCACCCCACACACCGTCGTTTCTACGACAACCAATTGCCGCTTGATATTTCGATATCGCTTGTGCTGTTTGTGATGTTAAATTGTTGTCCGTTTTACCATCAACTACTAATGGTTGTCTGTTATCACCTGTAATTTTTTTAGAAATCAAAAATCGTTGGATTGCTCTAACAAAATCTCTTTCCAAGTTTTGTTCGGTAATAACTCTTTTAACAAGACCAGTTAATTCATTTTCTGTTAATCTTATAATTTTTTTTGCCATATTAATATTTTAAAGTTAGTAAGTATTTCGATTGATTTATTAAACCTAACATTTCATCTCTGATGTTTAATAGGTCAGTGTCATATCTTCCATCTAATTGGTCAGTCATTTCAACCAAAAATTCAGTTATACCATCCATAAACTTTTGAATACTCAGCGTTGAGATGTCTTGAAACATTAAAGCAAATTCAGGGTCAAACTCAGGTCTACCATACTTACCCATCATGGTCTCAGCAAACGTATCAATAAGGTCACCTAGTCCATCATAAATTTGTCCGTAGGTTCTGTGTTTAGCATCCCCAAAAGTTTGCCAATGCAAAAACTTCCATTGAAGTTGGATTTGTACTAATTTTTTAATTAATTCTTCTTTCATAAACTTTTTTTAAATTGCTGTTAAAGCGGCTTTACCTAATTGACTACTGAAAATACTTCCAAATAAGTCGGTTATTGGATTTTTTTCTTTACTTGTTGATGTCGGTTCTGACGGTTGTGATACCTTACTCGATGAGTCGTCATTCGTATCTTTTGTTTCATTATAATTTTGGGCAATGTAATCACTAGTTTTAGGGTCATCAGCCAATTTCTTTCTAAATTCAGCATCATTAGCTATTTTCTCTTCAAATGTTGTTAAAGAAGGAATTCCAAAATAAGCCAATAAATTATTAGCAGCAATAAATTTTCTAAATGCAGCTCTTCTATCCCCTCTCGCCTGTACATTTAACCACCATCTTTTAATTCCATTTTCAGGTAGTACTCCATGTTTTGCGAAGTATTTTGAAAGTCTTTCTCCTCTAAAATAATCTTTAAGACCTGTATTAAATCTACCCCCTCCGATTACTTCTTTAGCACCTGATTTCATTCCCAACAATGCACTACCACCACCACTTACTTCATCTAGCCCACTTCTCAATCTTGCTCCTAATTTTGAATTAACTTTACTAATACCTTGAACGGTTTTCTCAACGGCTGGTGATTTGGCATACTTACTTATACTAGCAAATTTACTTGCCATTTGAGGATTTTTCGCTAAATATTTACTTAGTTCAACACCTCCGTTCTTCATAGCCAAAACTCCTTCTCTACTACCTTTAAATAATTTTATAATTGGTTTAATAAAAACATCACCAACAGTGGGTATAAGAGCAATTAACATTAATGCTGCATATAATTTTTCACCTTTATAAAGATAATAACATATTAAAGCAATGTCCGCAATTTCACCAATAACAGGTACAAATCCTATAGCCATCAATATGTTTTCGAAACTGAGCAACGACTCATTGAGTTGTTGTCTTTCAGTAATTAAAGCAAGTTGTTTTTTTGTGATAATGATATCCGACATCTTTTTTTTATAATATCCTTATAAATATCCCGTAAATAAAAAAAAGGGTCGTATGACCCTTTTATTATAAATCTAATTTGATTTGTTTCTTTTTATCAACAAAGTGTTGAACTCTTTCTCTTGCAACTTTGGAATAATTTTCACTCAATTCGATACCAATCCACCTACGTCCACCAATCTCAGCGGCACAAATACTTGTACCAGAACCTGTGAAGGGGTCAAGAACAATATCGTTCCTGTAAGTAAGAATTTTAATAGCCTTCATTGGGATATCCATTGAGAATGTTGCTTTAGTCATTTGTTTTGTGTCAGCGAAATAATCCCACTGTCCGTACACCAATTCCATAAATTCTTTCTTATGTTCATCTTGATATACCGTTTTCTTTTTTGTTGTTCCGTCTTCCTGTTCGACATCCATTACTTCACCAACCCATTCAGGTTCTCCTTTAATCTTCTTTATATGAGTCTTCTTATAAGCCAACAAAACACATTCTTTTGGGTTATAGATATACGGTGCAGATGGAGACATCCAAGAACCCCACGCTGTGGTTTTACTTCTATGTGGAGAATCTTCTTCCAAATCCACAATACCATAGAATTTATAACCAATACTCTTCATTACCTGCCAAAGTTCAGACACCATCAGTATTCTTCCACCTTTGTTTTGTCTATTAATTTCATAAGGGATATTCATGGCAATTCTACCATCATCTTTTAACACTCTATAAGCCTCTCTTAACCAACTAGCACTGAACAATTTGTATTGCTCAAATTCTATGTCGTCATTAAATGAATCGTACTCAATTCCAACACCATATGGTGGTGAAGTTACAATTAAGTCCACAGAAGATTCCGGCATCTTAGCCATCACTTCAATACAATCTCCGTTAATTACTTTTCCAACATAATCTTCTATCATAACTTTCCCTCTTGTTTTAATTGTTCTCTAATTTTAGTTGCAGATATTTCACTGACTTCTTGTGATGGTATGTGTTCAATAATATCATATCCAACACCTCTACCAAAGTTAACCGATTCAACATCAGGAATAATCATTACTTTAACTTTGTCAGCCTCTATAAGGTCAGCTAATTCCTGATATAAATTACCCATTACCTCGATAGCAGACCATGGATTTTTTTCATTAGGAGATATGTCTCTAATACAAATCAAAACATTTTTCCCTTCATTTAACCTTTGGTCAATTAACCATCTGTGACCAGAGTGCCACGGTTGCCATCTCCCAATAAACATTGAATATTGTTTATCTCCTGTGTTCTTTAATTTAGGGTCTCCCTCTACGTGTATTTTTTCCATAATGTTAAATTAATATACATTCTTTATCCATCCATTGAATTTGTTTAGGTTTACAAGTTATATGCCATTTTTCCCCGACTCCTTCTATTATGTCTTTAGTCGTATAACTCATGCAATTAATAATAACATTGGATGCCAAATGTTCGACTCCATCAATTAGTACTCTCCAATGTAAATCTTCATCGGACATTGCACCTGTATTATATCGAATACTAACTTTCATTAGATTTTTAATTTTCTTCTTAACTCTAAGAATGTGTTATACTCACTACTGTCAGTGGTATCACAATCAATAAAGAAAGTTAATGGTTCTTCATAGTTTACATGAAAATTCTCTCTACCTCTGATATTTTTAGTGTGGACATAAACCTCAACCAAGTCATCACCCATCTCAACTTTAAATTCTTCTCTTTGGTCTCTGAAAGGTGAAACTAATGATACGATTACAGTATATCCTTTATGATGTAAAAATTTTGCAAGTATTTGAGCCTTCTCGATATTCTTACGTCTACCTTCTTCACTATAATCTTTATTGATAAAGATTTCACGGAGGTCATCACCATCTACAATCATAGACTTATTAGGGAAACTCGATTGTATCCAAGTTGCTAATGTTGTCTTACCAGCACCAGGTTGACCTGTTAACCAATATATCATTTTTCTAAGTTTTTAATTTTTCTATCCAAATAGAAAGCAGCTTTTTTCAAATCTTCAAGTTCTTTGGTATCATCTTTCTTACCCGCTCTTGCAACATACTTCACCACATTGAAAAGGTACGCATCAAAATCTAATCCCCAAGCCTCACAAACTTTAATTACTTCGTATGGATTATCAGCCCCACCATAGTGAGCTGGTCCATTTACCATTTCTTTACTCATTACTTTAATATTT